CCTGTGTTGAATCGTAAAAAGTGGTTGTTGAAAGGTGCCGACCGGTTGTTGCCGTTGGTGCGTCGGGTGCCTTTTGCGGTGCAGCGCCTGGCGTTGCAGCAGGCGCTCAATCGCTGCCTCGCCGGGCCGTTGCGGGATGGTGAGTTTGAGGTGTTGCGTGGGCGTTGGTTGTGCTTGCGGATTCCCGATCTGGGGTTGTCGTGGTTCCTGACGTTGACGCGTGACGGGTTGCGAATTGCTGAACGCGCCACGGCAAATGTGACCATCAGCGGTAACTGGCGCGAGTTTTTGTTGTTGGCGAGTCGTCAGGAAGATCCGGATACGTTGTTCTTTCGCCGGCGTTTGGTGATTGAGGGTGATACGGAGTTGGGGTTGGCGTTGAAGAACCTGATCGACAGTCTTGATCCTGATGTGTTGCCTGTGTGGTTGTGGCGCAATCTGGAGCGGGCGGGGAAGGGGTTGGCGGCCTGATAGCCGACCTGTGTTTTTGGTCGGGGTACATATCCGTTGTTGCGGTAACGGCGGCTTAGGGTTCCGCCCTTACGGCGGGTCACTTGGAAGAGCGCCAAGTAACCAAACGCTTTCGCCCCTGACGTACGGTGCCTCGCTGTGGCTCGGCATGCCCTCGCTCCGGTCCTGCTCCGTGGGCCCGCCGCCATCGGCCATCCATGGCCGGGGGCGGCTACCGCGGCATCCTTGCCGCGGTGCCCACTGCGCAGAACCTGCGCTCGGCCTTCCGACGGGGCAGATCAAGATCAAAAGCAAGATCAAAAGCCAAAGCGAGGCGGCCGACCGGCCGACCTATCCTTCTAGTCCGCTCCAGCAGATCATTGGCGGCGTACACCCAGCCCGCACCTGGCAAAAATCCAAATGTGGGAGCGGGCTTGCTCGCGAAGGCGTCGTGTCAGTCGATATCAATGTGCCTGACCCACCGCTTTCGCGAGCAAGTGTGGGGAGGTTCTAGATATGGCACCGGCAGAGAGTCAGTGGGATGAGGCGGGATAAAGCGGGAGATAGTGCGACAGGCCAAGCCGGGTAAGGGTTTCAGAAAAAGCTCAATTGCCGAACCAGTGCCAAAGCATCGCCAAAGAGTAAACAGATCTAAATGAGCGCAGAAGTTGAGTCCGGGCCAATTTAGCGAAACCTTTGGCACCGGACGTCAAGACAATCTCGGTAGAGTGATATTACACCTTGCCTGTCAAATCCAGCCGCCCGCCCAGACAACGCGGCCGATTATCTCCAGGTCGTTCAACTGTTCTTTAGGCACGACCATATCCCGGTAAGCTTTGTTCTCACTGATTATCTGTATCGACCCGTCGAACTGGCGCTGTAGGCGTTTAGCGTAGAGATGGTCATCCAGTCGGATTACATAGATAGCCTCGCCCTCAAGCACGTTGCGGGCATGGTCGATCATGACCGTGTCACCATCGCTCAGTAGCCCTTCCATTGAATCCCCGTCTACACGGATAGCTGAAAGCTTCGCGGGATCCAGGCCCTGCTTGCGCAGCGAATACGCGGTGAAAGCAAGCATCGTCAATACCTTCGCTCCGTCGCTCCAGGAGCCATGCCCAGCGCTACAGCGGGCGTCGTACAGGGGGACATAAGCATATTTGTCGTCGGCGGGGGCCTGAGCTGCTAAGCCTTTGAGTCGGTCGCCTTCTCCAGTTGCCAGCCAGCCCACATCGACACCTACGGCCTTCGCAATCTCTACACAGCGCGCCACCTTCAGTTCGCGCTGCCCTGTCAGGTAGTACTCCAAAGTCCTCCGTGGAATAGACGTCAGGCGTGACAGTTCATCGCCGCTTCCGGCTATTTCCGCGCAAAGCCTGATGCGTGCCGCCAACTCTTCATTCATTTCGCTTTACCCAAAGTAGAAAACGAAACGCTGGCCGCATCGAAAGCGAAATTTCGTTTATCGATAAAACCCTTTAAAAACATATACATAGACGCACCGCACGAAAAAATGCCACTTCCGGCAAAGCGAAACGCCGCTTTTCGCTTTACCACCAGGTCTAAAGCGGCTATGTTTATGCCGTAAGTGACGTTAGACACCCCAAAAAAACCACCCTCAACGGTGGTTATGAATGGACGCCAGGCATGAACACAACCGAAATCCCCCTCGACCCAACCCAGAGATGGGAATGGATCAAGTACCAGCTACGTACCCGAGGCACCTCGCTGGCCATGCTGGCGCGTGCGCTTAACGTTTCCGACACTGCCGTCAAAAACGCTAAACGTACTGCCTATCCCCGTATGGAAAGGGCTATTGCCAACGCACTGGGCCTAAAGCCTATCGACTTGTGGCCCGAACGCTGGAATGCAAACGGCACTCCGCATCGTATCCGGGTGCAGCGTGCAGAACACAACGCAACTTCTAGCCAAGAGCATAACCCAGCTTATGCCCTTAGACATCGTAAAACCGGCACGGAGGCTTAAACATGCGCCAGGTAAAAGACGACCGGACATTAGACATCTTCTCCGTGCCACAGCCGGTTCTGGCTATCCCTGGTAACGGCAACAATGCCGCCCAAGTCAGTGAACTGATCAGTGAGATTCTGAAAGGTTCCGATCTGGACCGTTACGAAATCGGCGCGCGCATGTCTCGTCTGTCTGGTGACGACGTCAGCAAGCACATGCTCGACGCTTGGTCGAGCCCTGCCCGAACTGACCACAACCTTCCGTTCTACCGGGCGGCATTGCTGGAAGAAGTTTGCAGCAGTCACGTACTCACCAACTGGTTGGTCGAGCAACGTGGCGGGCGCGTGGCTTATGGACGCGATGCCCTCAATGCCGAACTCGGTCGACTTGAGCGGTTGCGTGATGACGCAGGACGCAAGGCTCGTGAACTGAAAAAGGTGCTTGGCGTTGGTGACAACCATGCATAACTGGTACTCCGCCCGTGAGTTGGCTGGCCTTCCTGGCATGCCAGGTACAGAGCGAGCAATCCAACTGCGCGCCAAACGCGAACAATGGGAAGGCCAAGGCCGACTTGGCAGCAAGGCGGTTGAGTACCGATTCGCCGCGCTTCCTCCAGAAACCCAAGCCGCGTTGATCGCCGCATCTGTCGCCCACGCCTCGCCAGAACTTTCGTCTGTCATGGAGCGGATACCTACTCAGCGTGACTCTATTTCAGCGTCACGCTTGAACGAGGATCAACGTTCGGTGATGACCGCTCGCCTGGCATTCGTGCGCGAAATTGAGCGCATGAGCCAGACGATCAGCCAGCAACGAGCCATCGACACCCTGGTGTCTCTGGCAAAAGCTGAACAGCTCACCGCGTATCTGACGGGGCTTGTTCTGCGCGCCAACGACCGCTCTACCGGCGACCGCTCTCTGAGCGAGCGCACACTCAAACGCTGGCTTGCCGACTACCGCAAAGAGGGGGAAACCGGCCTGGCTCCAGCCCGTCGTCAAAAAGACTTGAGCCTGCCTGAATGGTCGGCCGCGTTCCTTACCTGCTACCAGCGCCCGACCAAGCCTAGCGTCGAAGCGGCCTACGCCGAGTTCGCCCACAAGCATCCGGCAGAGCGACCGAGCATTCATGTTGTTCGCCGCTTCCTTAATAAGCTGAGCGCCGAAGCCCGCGAGCGTGGCCGCCGCACTCCGCAGGAACTCAAAGCCCTGCAACCGTTCAAGCGCCGGACCACCAAGAACATGTATCCCTGCGACGTGTTCACCGCCGACGGCCACAAGTTCGACGCCGAGGTGTTGAACCCACGCACCGGCAAACCCTACCGGCCAGAAGCTACTACCGTCCTCGATGTCGCCACCCGCAAGGCGTTGGGTATCTCCATCGGCGAAGCCGAGTCGACCATCGGCGTCATGGATGCTCTGCGCGATGCAATGCAGCACGGCATGTTCGCCATGTTCTACGTCGACAACGGTTCTGGATTCGCCAACGACACCGTCCGCGAAGTGGTCGACCGCCTGGGCGGCACCATGACCCACGCCTTGCCTTACAACAGTCAGGCTCGGGGTTTGATTGAACGCTCCCACCAGACGATTTGGGTCAACGCAGCCAAGAAGCTGACCAGTTACATCGGCGCCGACATGGACAAGCATGCGGGCACCAAAGTGCATCGGATCGGCCGCAAAGAACTACGCGAAACCGGGCGTACCCGTTTGATTCCGACCTTCGCCGAGTTCATGGCGGGAGTCGAATACGAGATTGAAACCTACAACAACAGCCCGCACCGGGGGCTCGCCAAGTTCCGCGACCCACTCACTGGCAAGCTTCGTCACATGAGCCCCAATGAAGCCTGGGACGCTGCCCGTGCCGAAGGCTGGGAGCCGATAGTAGCTCCAGCCGAACTGCTGAATGACCTGTCACGGCCGCAAGTCATTCGTCCAACGCGTCGCGGCGAAGTCACCTGGGCGGGCGAGACTTACTTCCTGGACGCCTTGCGCAACTTTCATGGCGATGAAATCCGCTTGGCTTACGACGTGCGTGATGCATCCCGTGTTTGGGTCCGTACGCTCGATGGCGACCTGATCGGCGAGGCCCTAGTGGACGGCAACGCCAGCGACTACATGCCGAAAGCCATGATTGAAAAGGCATACGACAAGCGCGAAAGCGGCCAGATGAAGCGCGCCATCGACAAGATCGAAACCCTCACTGGCAAGCGCGTCGAAATGATCGCCCCGACCACAGCGCCGTCAGCCCAGCTCAGCCTTGAGCAAATGGCCGACGCCAGACGTTTCGCCGAGTTGGCGGCCCCGAAGGCCAAAACCTTCGACCTGCCAACTGACCCAACCGCCCGCTATCGCTTCTGGAATCAACTCGATGCCCGCCTCACCAGCGGCGAGACGCTGACGCCCGAAGAAACGCAATGGCATTCCCGTTACCCGCACCACCCGGATTTCACATCGATTCAGCAGATGTTCGCGTTCGCCGACCAAGCCCGCGCTTAAACCAAGACCTTTAGGAGTCGAATTATGAGTATTAGCAAGATTGTTCCCCTGACCAATGTTGGTCTCTTGTCCGCAGCCATTGCACGGACGCACAACCGCCCAGCTGGGCTGCCTGGTCTGGTGGTGATGTATGGCGCAAGTGGGCTAGGCAAAAGCGTTGGCGCTGCCTTCGCCGCCAACCAGCATCGCGCTTACTACGTCGAGTGCCGCGATACCTGGAGCAAGAAAGCTTTCCTGCACGCAATTTTGCGCGAGATGAGTATCCAGCCCGCCCCGACGTTGTCGGTCATGGTTGACCAGATCGCCGAACAGTTGTCCCGCAGCGGCCGCCCGTTGCTGATCGACGACGTCCAATACCTGCTGGAAAAGGCCGTCGCCAACGTGCTGACGGACATCTACAACGCCAGCGAAGGCACCATCGTCCTGATCGGTGAAGAGCGGGTGCCGGGCAGCCTTGCCAAGCTGGAGCGTTTGCATAACCGCGTATTGGAGTGGGTGCCCGCGCAACGCGCCACCCTCGACGATCTGCGCGCCCTGGCCGAAGCCAGCTACCCAAAACTGCACTTTGCCGATGATCTGTTGGATGACCTGCGCAAAAAGGTCAACGGCTGCCTGCGCCGCGTTGCCGTCAACCTCTACAAGGTATACAGCGAAGCCCAAGCCCGCTGCATTGACCGCATCGACCTTGCTGGCTGGGGCTCGGATGGCTGGTTTACCGGCGAAGCGCCGTCGCGGAGGGCTTGAGGGATGCCTAGAGTGAGAGCCGATCTAGTAATGGTAGGTGGCAAGTCCCCACGCCAACACATTTGGGAAGCCATCCGCGCTGTAAACGCCAGCCCCAAAGAGCTGACGACTTACGCGGTTGCACGTAAATCTCAGCAAGACGATCAAGCCGTGCGTGCCTATTTCCGAGATATGGAAAAAGCGGGCATTGTCAGCAAGGTACGCAACGTCGGTCGCCTTGATGCCGAATGGACCTTGCTGAAAGACGAAGGTGTTGAAGCCCCCAGCATCACCCGAAGCGGCAAGGTTTCTAAATATGCAGGCGGGGCCGAGAACGTATGGCGGGCGTTGCGCATCCTCGGCGAGTTCAGCGCCGCCGAGGCCGCCGCTGCTGCAAGCGTCAACGGCGTGACGATCAGCGAATTCGGCGCGCAGGTGTATTTGTCGGGCCTGGCAAAGGCTGGCTACCTGACACGCAGTGGCGGCACACCTGGTAAGAAAACCCGCTTCCGCTTGATCCCTTCACGGTACACCGGCCCCAAGCACCCGATTTATCAGCGCGACTTCGACCAAGTCTATGACCCGAACCTGGACCAAGTGGTCTGGCGCAAGGCTGATCAGGAGGTGGCCGAATGAACCAGGTCAACCTTGCTGCATGGGGCAATGACGCGCCGTTGTTCGTGCGCCTGCTCGCTGCCGAAGTCGCAGCCACCAACAAGACCAAGGCCAGTCAGCGCATCGGAATGAGCCGCACAGCCGTCAGCCTGATCCTTTCCAACCGCTACGCGTCGCCCAGCACTGCCGGTGTCGAACGGCGGGTAATGGAAACCCTGGGGCGCATCGAGTGTGTCGCCCTGGCCGACGTGGTCACCACTGATCAGTGCCAAAGCTATCGCGAAAAACCGGCGCCGACCCACAACCCGCAAGCCATGCAGCACTGGCGCGCCTGTCAGCACTGCCCACTCAACCCCGACTGCTGCAACCAGGAGAACGCTCATGCTCGCCTCCACTAGTAGTGCCCCGTTGAAAGTCCTGACTCCGACCCTGGCGGACCGCCTACGGGTGTTCAACGCCGCCGCCCGCAACTTGCAGGCAAACGGCATTCGCGTGCTGGGCTTTCACCCCTCTGATAACCGACTGGTGATCACGCCTGAAGCTGGCCAGCGCCTGATCAACCTTGGTCACACCGAGGGCTACAAGCGCCACGCCACAGCCGGTAGCACCCGTTTCAGCGTGCAGTTCCAGGGGGTGACCCTGGAATGGCGCGAACCCATCAGCGCCGCCCGTCCTGCCGACTGGTCTCGCCCAACTCTCCATTAAGGAACCCCGAAATGACTGCACAACAACACACCATCCCCGAAGGCTACCGCGTCGACGCGCAACGTCGTCTCGTTGCTGAAAGCATGATCAAGCCGCTTGACCTGGCCCGCGATGCCTTGGTGCTGGAACTGGTTGAAAAGGCCCGCGTGGCCAGCAAAGGCTTGGCCCTCTTCAAGGCTGCTGCATTCGGCGACATTGATGCCTTTGTCGACATGAGCGCCGAGGAATACGGCGCCAAGCTGGGTGGCAAGAAAGGCAACGTCAGCCTGATCAGCTTCGATGGCCGCTACAAAATCCAACGAGCCATTCAGGAAAGCATCGCCTTCGACGAACGCCTTCAGGCCGCGCGGTCCTTGATCGACGAATGCCTTGAAGAGTGGACAGCTGGGGCTCGTCCCGAAGTGGTGACGCTGGTTAACGATGCATTCCGTACCGATACCAAAGGCGACATTCGCACGGCGCGAGTGCTGGCCCTGCGTCGGTTGGAAATTGCTGATGAGCGCTGGCAGCGCGCCATGCAGGCCATCGGCGAAGCCTGTCAGGTGATCGGTTCCAAGTCCTACATCCGCGTGTATGAGCGCGTTGGCGACACCGATCAATACCAGCCGATCAGCCTTGATATCGCGGGGGTGTGACATGCAGCGCTATCACGACACCCGCAGTGATCCACTGCCAGTCCACTCGCCGCAACTCAACGTCGAGCGCGCCAACCTTGAACGCTTGACGGCAGAGTTCCTGATGCACGGCGGCGAGATCCAGGAAGTGGGGCATCAGATGAGCAGCGCACCGGCGACCTTCACCATCAACCCCGAACGTTCGCCGGTCTATGCCCATTTGTTTGCACCTTCCGCCCCACTGGTGACCTCGGAAGTCGTAGTGCCCGTCAAGGTTGAGGCTTCCTCGCCGGACACTGGCAAGCACGCGGCACTGATTATGGCTGATGCAGCCATGGGCAACTCTCCCAAGTGGATCGCCCGCAAGCACCACATGAGCGAGAAGTATGTTCGCCAGGTTGCCCGCGACTACCACATCACTTTCCACCATCAACGATAGGACGCCCCATGGCCAAGATCACCATCACTCTGGAAGACCGCCGTGAAGACAACGGCAGGTCTTCGGTCGCCATTGATATGACCGGCGTACCGACCAACCCGCTGGGTGCACCCCGTCAGACAGAAGCCGTGCGCATCTTCAACAAGGTGTTTGACCTGGTCGCCAGCGAAAAGATGCTGGGGGCTGTCCCAGCGTGTCGCTGGCAACCGGGCACCACAACCCTTCACTGAGCGAAACCGCCCCGGCCATCCGGGGTGGTCTGCCAGGCGTGGTTGCCTGGTACTGATGAGCAGCCGAGGACGAGATGGAACAAGTGGATTGGGATGCATTGAAGGAGCAGATGGCAAGCCCGTGGGGCTGCATGAAGCTCAAGTGTGATGGTTTTGAGATCAGCCTTTCGCAAGAGACTGATCGCACCAAAAAGAGTTGGTCGACGGTGGTTTACGTAGATGGATATTTGAAGGGGATCTGGTTGGATTGCGACCACAGATCAGGCGAACCAAAGCACGAAGAAACTCGCCGTTTTTATCGCAAGGTGACTCGTGCTCTTCATACCAAAAAAGAGATCGAGGCCTACCGAAAAATCTGGGGCAAGCGCAAGGCTACCGAGATGGTGGCGGTCAAATTCATCACCTATGACTGGTCCTGGAAAAGCTTCAGCGCCCTCAAAAAACACCTGCTGGCCAACAACACCAGCATCGCCCGTATTTTCGAGATCTGACGAAATGGACCACAGCAAAGCCATAGAAAAAATCAAGAAGCTGCTGCGCCTCGCCGCCAGCGACAACCCACACGAAGCCGCCGCAGCCATGCGCCAGGCCCGCGCCATGATGGAGAAATTCCGTATTGAAGAGGCAGATGTCGCGCTCTCCAATATCCAGGAATCGGCCTCACGAAGTGGCTCCAAGATTAATCCGGTTCGCTGGGAAGCCAGCCTGGCAGGGTGCGTAAAACGTGCGTACGCCTGTGAGTTGCTGTTCATGGCAGGAGTAGGCGAATGGCGTTTCATTGGCGAGTTCGCCGAGGTGGCCAGCTACACCATGACGATTCTTCTCCGTCAGATCCGCCAGGCTCGCCGAGACTTCATCGCCAACAATCTCAAGCGCTGCAAGGCTTCGACAAAGACCAAGCGCGCCGACGTGTTTTGTGATGCCTGGGTTTACCAGGTGCGCAAACAAGTCATGGCGTTTGCTGGTAATGACACCCCGTCAGCAGCAGCTTCTGCATACATGCTTCAGCATCACCCGGAAACCAAGCAGTCAACTCCAACGGACCGCAACACCAGCAAGCGGTTGAGCAATCGGACAGTGACAGATGCCATGCACGGCATTCTTGCCGCGACCGACGTTCGCCTTAATCACGGAGTAAATGGCCAGGAACAGCTTGCCCTGAACTGAGCGAAACCACCCTGGTATTCCGGGGCGGTCTGCCGGACGTGGTTGTCCGGTACTGATGAGCAGCCACCCATGACAGACGAAACACCAAAACAGCGCATAACCCGTTTGGCACGCGAACGTAAACGTGCCCAGCGCAAGCGCGACAAGGATAAGCGCCTGGCCATGGGAGCCAGCAAACTCAAGATGGAAATTTTCATCGGTACCAAAAACGAGCTGGAACAGATCCGCACTGCCGGGGCATTCGACGAAACAGAACACGCACTCACCATGGCGATTCATGGTGCTGCTGAACTGTCCCGACGCGACCCGGCTGCGTTCCAGGCACTGATCAAAGGAGGAAGACAGTGAGTACACGAAACCTGCAACTGAGCAAAATCCATATTGCCAAGAAACATTTAGGGCTGGACGACGAAACCTACCGCGCCTTGTTGGCCCGCGTGGCGGGTGTGCGTTCAGCCAAAGACCTGAATCCACGCCAGATCGGCGCCGTCCTAGCCGAGTTCACCCGTTTGGGCTGGGAGTCGGCACCGGCTAAAAAGCACGGCCGAAAAACACCGGCCGTGGCGCCAGACCGGGCAAAACTGGTGGGAAAAATAGAGGCCTTTCTCGCCGAAGCAAAACGTTCCTGGGCGTATGCCGATGGCATGGCCATGCGCATGTTCAAGGTCGAGCGCGTGGAGTGGCTGGACTCTGGGCAACTCCAAAAAATGGTTGCTGCATTGACCTATGATGCCCGTCGTCACGCGAGGCCTGAGCGATGAACGAAGAACTATTCCCTGACGACACCGATAAGCTAGACCCTGAAAAGGTTCTGGCTCACATGGAAACACCCACCGTTCTGGCGCGCTGGGAAGGCACCTTGGGCGAGATGGTCAGGATAGCGGAGGTCGAGCTGCGCAAGGCGCTGAACAACTCTGATAACGCTCCGGAACTGGCCCGTCGTGTGGTTTATGCCATCTGCGAACACCAGGGCGGTACGGTGATGTATTTGCCACGCGGCACAATCCTCAAGCGGGCCATGCGCGACGCTGCTATCTATCAGGACTGGCGGGACAAAGGAGTTAAACCTGCGGATATGGTCAGCAAGTACGATCTGTCCAGTCAAACGATTTATGACATCATTGCCCGTCAACGGGCGCTGCACCGTAAAAGCGAACCCGACTTATTTGGCTTTGATGACGGGACGATTCATTAGTGATGCTCATAGGAGAGCGGGTATGAAAATACTGAATGGTTTAATCGGCATGTTTCTCGGGTTGGCCGTTTCTTTATCTGCTCACGCTGTCGTCGACACCCCCAAGCATGCATTCAAAAACACATACGATGAGTTGCTGGAAGAGCTTCCGAACGTCCGCAGCAAAATGGAAGAAAGTAAACCCGCTGATGATGGGCTGAAGCATTGGGTCGGAGCCGTTCCGATTGGGAGCGCATCTTCAGTTATCGAAATCAGTGGCAAAGATAAAAATGCAATAACGAAACTGACAGTGATATTGCTTTTTGATACCAAAACCACAGACGCCGACTATGACAACGCCGAAGCTCTTAGGGACGTCCTGTTCCAGGGGCTTTTAGGTAGAGGTGCTGCTTTCAGTCTTCTGAACGATTTTTGGGTGAAAGAATTGGCGCGTCAGCAGCCCATCATCAGGGCTGGCGGAACACCAAAGGGTGGTACCAAGAAAATTGGAAATGGAACATCAGAAGTAAGCCTTGTACTTATAAGCGGTCCCGGCGTGCTATCGGCTATTTACTCAATGAAGTTGCTGTAGTTTCCAGCCCCGCACTCGAGCGGGGCTAAACCTTAAACCCTTCTGAAATTACTACTTCCCCCGCCATACGCGAACCTACACCCGTTCTTTCAAACGGCAGGTTCGCACCATGCATTCCGCTCCCACTTCCCCAAAAGTCTCTCGGCCTAAATGGCCACGTCAGTTCGCCCAGGTCATTCTCACCGCTGGTGATGATGCTGCGCGAGCGGTGCTGTGGGCCAAGGTTCCGGCCGACTGGCGGGAGCTGGTGCAGTTGCATATCTCCCAGGCCGACGCCCGTACTGAGCTGCATGTCCGCCAACAAGACAAATTGCGCCCCGCTGTAAGAACCATCACCCCAACCTTCGCCGAATACCAAGCCCCCACCTACGTGCGCGGCAATGCCGTGGTGGCCGCTCAACAACTGGCCGTACTGCGTGCCGCCATCAACTCACCGCGAGTATCCCAATGACCACCACCGCACCGAAGCGGCGTCCCCGCACGCCTCGCATGACCTTCTGGGCTCTGATCACCATCGCCTTGCTGTTCTGCCTAGCCATCGTCGCCCCAACCAAGTTGCCCGTCGTCCTCTATAAATGTGGCCTGGTCACGTTGGGCTGCGTTTTGGGTTACTGGCTCGACCGGGCGTTATTCCCCTATGCCCGGCCAGACATGGTTCCGGCTTGCGAACGCTCTATGGCCGGTATCCGTCGCGCCCTGATCGTTCTGGGTTGCGTCCTCGGCCTGACGTTGGGGCTCTGACATGCGCCGCTCCCGTATCCTTCTATATATAGGCGCAGCTCTCATTGGGGCGGCCGTTTTACTTGCAGCCAGCCAGCAGGCCAAAGCCGAGATCCCAGACCAGGCCGAACGCTACCGCCGCGATCTGACCCGCATCGCACAGGCCGAATGGGGCTTGGACGCCCCGGTGGCGACCTTCGCCGCACAAATCCACCAGGAAAGCCGCTGGAAGTTCGACGCCAAGTCGCCCGTTGGTGCGCAAGGATTGGGCCAAGTGATGCCCTCGACCGCCATCTGGCTCGCCGAGTTGTTCCCCAAAGCCCTCGGCAAGGTCGAGCCGTACAACCCGGTTTGGTCCATGCAAGCGTTGGTCAGCTATGACCGCTGGCTGGCGGATCGCATCCAGGCGCGTGGTCCCTGCGAACAAGGGGCGCTGATTCTGTCTGCCTACAACGGCGGGTTGGGATGGGTCATCCGTGACCGCAGGTTGGCATCGGCAAAGGGCGCCGATCCGCTGACCTGGTTCAACTCGGTCGAGCGCCACAACGCGGGGCGCTCGGCTGCCAACTTCAAAGAAAACCGCCAGTATCCGCAATACATTTTGCGCCGCTGGGAGCCGCTGTACATCGCCGCCGACTGGGGCCGAGGAGTTTGCCAATGAGCGGCCTGCTCGACTTATTCAAGCCCGCAACCTGGTATGTAGGCCTCATTGCAGCCGTGGTGATCGGTCTGCATTTCAACTGGCAGGACGGCTACGACCAGGGTTATGCCAAGGCTCAGGCCGAAGGGGAAACAGCTATCACAAAGCTGCGTCTTGAACATTCCCTGGAACAACAAGGCATCGCCGACGTGGCAGCCAAGGCCGCCACAAAGGCGCTTGAACATCTACGCGCCGAGCAGGATCGGGGCGATCAACTAGCCAGCCAACTTGTGGACACCAAGGAAACACTGCGCAAGAAAACCGACCAACTCAATGGAGAGATCGCCCGTGTCACGACCCTGTATCGCCGCACCCTTCAATCGCCACCTGAGCCTCTGCCTGCTGGTGTGTTCACTGTTGGCTTTGTCCGCGTGTGGAACAGCGCCAACGGAATCAACACCTCAATGCATGCCCAACAAACCCAGCAAGCCCCCAGCGGAGCTGCTACGGCGCCCGACGGAACCGGAGCCGCTGACAGCCTCGACTCAGGTGTCACCCAGCCCCTTGTCCTCGCCAACCAGATACGCAATGGCGAGCAGCACAGTTCTTGCCGGGCTCAGCTCAACCGCCTGATCGACTGGACATTTAATGGAAGTAACTGACTTTGCCAGCCACCTTGAGGCCATCCACAACGAAACCTCTTTGGCGGCACATTTGGCACAACGTGAAGTATTGACCGGCCCTTCGGCCGAGTTTTGCACAGGAGTGGATTGTGAAATGCCCATCCCGGAACAACGTCGTGCGGCCATACCAGGTGTGCAGCTTTGCGCGCAGTGCCAAACGCATCGCGAAAAACGGAGTCGCCGATGACGACGATTGAAATGCCTGCGTGGCAGTTGGTGGGTATCGCCGTAACCATCCTAGGGGCATTTGCCGGGTTGGTAAAGATGATGGTTATGCAGATGGAACGCCGCCTGGATCAACGCTTTGCCATGGCGGACAAGGACAGTGAACGCCTGCGCACGCTGGAAATATCCTTTGAACGGCTGCGGGGAGACATGCCTGTGCATTACGTGCGCCGGGAAGACTACGTGCGCGGCCAAACCGTGATCGAAGCCAAGCTTGATGCCTTGGCTCTTAAGCTAGAAACCGTTCAATTAAAAGGACTGAAGCAATGAACATCGACGCTGCCAAGACACGCCGGGAATCCCTGCGCTGGTACATCATCAAAACCCTGGACACCTCGCGCCCCGTAGATCCGCATGAGGCTATCGTGCTGTCCACCATCCAGGGCATATACCCCGATGCCACTACCATGGAGCTGCGCCGCGAACTCGACTATCTGGCCGACCGTAGCCTGGTGACGCTGGATAAAAAGCCCAACGGCGTGTGGATCTGCGGCCTGACCCACTACGGGGTTGATATTGCGGAATACACCATCCCTTGCAATCCCGGCATTGCCCGGCCGGAAAAATACTGGAGCTAAGCCATGCCACCTCGCAGCAAAGTCGCCAGTCTGCCTAAGGCGGTCAAGGCTTGGCTGGACAAGGCCTTAGCCGAGAACAGCTTCAGTGAGTATGAAAGCCTCGCGAGCGAGCTTTCGGCTCAAGGCTTTTCCATCAGCAAATCCGCGCTACACCGCTATGGCCAGGACTTCGAATCCAGGCTTTCGGCGCTCAAGGTGTCCAGCGAACAGGCGAAAGCCGTGGTCGAGGCTGCGCCTGATGAGGAAGGCGCGGTGAATGAAGCGCTGATGCGTTTTGTCCAGGAACACCTGTTCAAGATGCTGCTGGTCGAAGGGGGCAAGTTCGACCCGTACAAGATGGCCAAGGCGGTCGCCGAGTTGGGTAAGGCTTCTGTAGTACAGAAAAAATGGCAATCCGAGTTCCGCGAGAAGGCCGAGGCTGCTGCCGCCCGCGTGGAAAAAATCGCCAAGAAAGGTGGCCTTAATCAGGAGACGGTCAACGAAATCCGCCGCGAGATTCTGGGGATGGCAGCCTAATGAGCCTTCCTCTTATCCTGGACAACACTGCCAGCGCCGTTGCACCGGCTGTTCTGCTCGGCTACCAGAGAGAGTGGATCGGCATTCGTGCCCCGCTCAAGGTCGGCGAGAAGTCCCGTCGTATAGGCCTGACCTGGGCGGAAGCGGCGGACAACGTCCTGGTCGCCGCGGCCGAAAAACCAGCCGGTGGCCAGACTGTTTACTACCTGGGCTACAACCAGGACATGACGGTCGAGTACATCCAGGCCTGTGCCATGTGGTCGCGAGCGTTCAACTACGCGGCAGGGGAAATTGAGGAAGGCATCTGGCCGGACAGTGACCCGGACAAGCACATCAAGACTTACACCATCGTATTCCCCAGTGGGCACCGCATCGTCGCGTTGACCAGTCGGCCGTCTAACCTTCGAGGGCGTCAGGGCGTGGTCGTGATTGACGAAGCCGCGTTCCACCAGGATCTGGCTGAGCTGCTGAAAGCCGCCCTGGCACTGCTGATCTGGGGCGGCGAAGTCCATGTGATCAGCACTCACGACGGCACCGAAAACGCTTTCAACGAATTGATCAACGATATCCGTGCGGGCAAACGCAAGGGCGCACTGTTCCGTTGCCCATTCCGCGAAGCCGTGTCCGATGGTCTTTATAACCGGGTCTGCCTGCGTAAGGGCGTTGAGTACAAGCCCGAAGAAGAAGCCGCTTGGGTCCAGGACGTGTACGACTTCTATGGCGATGCCGCTGACGAAGAGCTGGATTGTGTGCCTTCCCAGGGCGGCGGCGCCTTTCTCAGTCTGGCCCTGGTCGAGCAACGCAGTAGCCGAGACGTGCCGGTATTGCGCCTGGCCTACCCGCAGGGCTATGAGACCCTGCCAGAACACCTGCGCTTGGCTGAGTCGCTGGAGTGGTGCGAAGAGCATCTAAAGCCGTTGCTTGAGGTTATCCCGCTGGATGTCCAAAGCTATTACGGCATGGACTTCGCTCGCTCCGGTGACCTCTCGGTGATCTGGCCGCTGCTAAAGGAACAGAACCTGCGCAAGCGTACGCCCTTCGTGGTTGAGCTGCGTAACGTGCCGTTCAAGCAACAGCGTCAGATCAAGTTCTACATTCTCGACCGTCTGCCCAACTTCCTCAAAGGCGCCGACGATGCTAGGGGCAACGGCTCCCAGCTCTCGGAAGAAACCGCCATTGAGTACGGCTTCAACCGCATCGAACGGGTGATGCTGACCGAGGGCTGGTATCGCGACAACATGCCGTCCTTCAAAGCCTCCTTGGAAGACGACACCTTCTACGACATCCCGGCCGACAAGGACGTGGTTAGCGACGTGCGCGCCTTCCGCATGGTCAAGGGTGTAGCCCGCATCCCGGAAAAGCGCACCAACGAGAAAGGCGAAAAGTCCGGGCCGAAGCGCCACGGCGACGCTGGTATCGCGGCCGTGCTAGCGGATTACGCCTCCCGCCAGGAAACCGAAATATTTGAATTTCACCGAGTCCAACCCGCCGCCCAGCAGGATCGCGAGATCAAGCTCGGCGCGGGCTGGCGCACCCAGAAAGGCATTTGGTAATGGCTGACTCCCGCATCGTCGACCAGTACGGTCGACCGATCCAGTACGACAAACTCACGGAAGAACTGGCCGCTGCCCGCACCACCGGCATTCGCCAGGTCTGGCACCAGTCCGTTGCCAGCGGCCTGACACCCGGTCGCCTGGCCAACATTCTGCAAGCTGCTGCCGAGGGATCGGCTCATGACTACCTGACCCTGGCCGAGGAAATGGAAGAACGGGATTTGCATTACGCGTCGGTGTTAGGCACCCGCAAGCTGGCGATATCGGGTCTGTCGATCCGAGTTGAAGCCGCCAGCGACGACGCCGAAGACGTGCGCCGAGCCGATCAACTCAAAGAGATTGTGGATTCCCCCGAGTTCGGCGAACTGCAAGCTGACCTGACCGATGCCATGGGCAAGGGCTATGCCGTCTCCGAAATCATGTGGGACCGCAGCGGCAAAACCTGGAACCCGGAGCGCTTTGAGCCCCGAGATCAGCGATTCTTCCAGTTCGACCGCGACACCGGCCGGGAGCTGCGCCTGCTCGATGAGGCCGACCCGGTGAACGGCGTGGCCTTGGCGCCATACAAGTTCATCGTCCACTTGCCGCGCATTCGTTCGGGTCTGCCGATCCGGGGCGGTCTGGCGCGTCTCGCGGCCGTTGGCTACATGTGCAAGGCCTGGACCTGGAAGGACTGGATGGGTTTTGCCGACATCTTCGGCATGCCGATGCGCGTGGGCCGCTATGGACCGGGGGCCAGCAAAGACGATATCGCCACCCTGATGTCGGCAGTGGCCAACCTGGGCAGCGATGCGGCGGCGGTGATCCCGGACAGCATGCGTATCGACTTCACCCAGGCCGCCAATGTCACCGGCGCTGGGGACTTCTTTAAAGGCCTGGCCGAGTGGTGGGACAAGCAAGTCAGCAAAGCCGTGGTCGGTCAGACCATGTCCACCGACGACGGCTCCAGCCAGGCCCAGGCCACGATTCACAACGAAGTTCGCCTCGACCTGCTGCAAGCCGATGCCAAGGCCGAATCCAACACACTGAACCGCTACTTTGTGCGGCCCTGGTGCGATCTGAACTTTGCACCTGGTCGGCCGTATCCGCGGCTGATCATCGACGTCCCGAAGCCAGAGAACACCAAGATACTGATCGAAGCGCTCAAGGAGCTGGTGCCGCTGGGGTTGAAGGTCGAACAGTCGGTGATCCGCGACAAGCTAAATATTCCTGCTCCCGCCGAGGGTGCCGAGCTGCTGGGCATCCCTGCGCCGGTTGCCACTCCGGCACTGGCACAGGCAACCAACAGCGAGCAGGTGCCTGCGAAACCGGTAGCGCTGCCTGACATTGTTGATAACCAGGTGAGGACGATGGAGCGGGCTGTCGGGGTTCATCTGGATGACATGGTCGAGCAGATCAAGGAACTGCTCGATACAGTCAATAGCCTGGAAGAGTTTCGGGATCGGTTGATTGAGACGTATCCAACGATGACTACTGCCCAGATGACGGACGCTATTGCAGATGGGCTGGCGGCTGCCAGCCTGGCGGGTCGCGATGACATTTTGAGAGGGCTTTAAGCGTCTTGCATTCTGGTTTGAAGGCTTTGGCACTCCTGGCAAAGCATCTCATCAAGGATGTAACAACCATCTAGATCCTCGTCATCAATGCTACCGCTGCCAATGCAGCCACCATTTCCTTCGTCATCTTCGGAACCGAAAACCCCGTCGCATGGGACATTTTCAACTAGCGGGCGAATGTAGTTTTCGTAGTGATAGCGCTGGTTTTCTGACAGCGCTTCTACGTTGCCATTGTTGCCAACGAGAAACCTGGCGACACCTATCGCCGCAGCAGGGTTACCCCTTGCCGGTACGTTTTCTTCGATCAGCTCTGGGTTGTTTTCAACGATGTGTCTTAAGGCTGCGATATTCATGAGGCGCTCCATTTCCTAGCTTGATGAGCAGTGATCATAATTTCAGAGTTTGAGGTATAGCAAATGGCTGTCTCACACGGGTCGCTTCCGTTCAAGAAACAGATCGACTACTTCCGTGGCAAGGTCGATCTGCCCACCCGCTCCTGGACAGATATCTACAACGCAGAGCATGACTACGCCTTCGTGGTGGCCGGGGCGGTCAAGCGCGATCTACTGACCGATCTGCGCGGTGCAGTCGAGAAGTCCATTGCCAATGGCACCACGCTGGAACAGTTCCGCAAGGACTTCGACCAGGTCGTCGGCAAACATGGCTGGCAGTACAACGGCGGGCGTGGGTGGCGTACTAATGTCATCTGGGAAACCAACCTGCGCCAGTCTTATAACGCTGGTCGCGAAGAGCAGATGGCCGACCCAGAGCTACGCAAGCGGCGCCCTTATGGGCTATACCGGCACGGTGACAGTGCGCACCCGCGTCCTATGCACTTGGCTTGGAACGGCACGACCTTGCCGCTTGATGATGCTTGGTGGTCCACCCACAACCCGCAGAATGGCTGGGGCTGTAAGTGCAAGAAGTTCATGCTGTCGGCCAGGGACGTAGAACGCAAGGGCCTAAAAATCGGCCCGGCACCGGAAATCGAATGGGAAGATCGGGTCATTGGCAAAAACAGTCCGGAGGGTCCACGCACTGTCCGAGTACCCAAGGGCATCGATCCGGGCTTTGAATACGCACCAGGACGCTCGCGCTTGTCCAATGCCGTGCCGCCGATGCGTGCCCATGATCCTCTGCCCGAGCTGGGGAGCAAACCCGCTAGCGCCCACGGCGCCGGATTGCCTAATCAACGCCCTAGCGATCCGTTACCAGCGCCAAGATCAGTGCCCGCCAGTCAGTTGCTACCATCCGGTCTAACTGACGATGCCTATGTCGACCGCTTCCTGGGCGAGTTCGGTGCCAAACAAAGCGCACCCGCGCTGTTCAAGGACGTGACCGGGGATGCGGTCGTGATCGGCCGGGATATGTTCACGGTGAAGCGAACCGGCCAACTCAAGGTGCAGAAACGTGGGCGCGAGCAGACCTTGCTCCTGGTCGCCCAGGCATTGCGCGAGCCTGACGAAGTATGGGTACGTCTGGAATGGATGTACGCGCTACAGAAAGCCGTCGTACGGCGCCGCTACCTGGCGCGTTTTGAAGTCGAAGGCAAGGCCACCCCAGCGCTAGCGGTGTTTGAGGTAGGTGACGACGGGTGGGACGGCGTGACCGGATTTGTCGCTGAGAGCGAGGGCTACCTGGACGACCTGCGCTTGGGCGTCCGGCTCTACCGTCGACATAAATAAAAAAGCCCCAACGCTGTCACGCCGAGGCCGCCCCGGATGTAGGCATGGAGGCCCTGACAGGGGCTGCTCATCCGATGGGATGTATCAATAATAGGAGAGGAATGTGGCAGGTGCAATGCTGGAAGTAATAGTCGATGAAAGCCAGGTCGGTAAAGCCCTGGAAGAGCTACGCCGTCGTCTAGGCGACCTCACCTCACCATTCAATGACATCGCCGAATACCTGCACCAGTCCACCAATGACCGATTCAGCCAAAAGGTTGCGCCGGACGGCTCGCCCTGGGCACCGCTCTCGGCCGTCACGCTGGCCAGAAAGAAAGGCACCGGCATCCTGAGAGAAAAAGGCACGCTCCAAGACACGTTGCGTCACCAGGTCACCAGCACTGAACTGGCCTTTGGTACGGACCGCCCCTACGGTGCAGTTCATCAGTTCGGCCAGAAGAAAGGCGCTTCGGGTAGCTCGAAAGGTCGACCCATTCCATGGGGAGATATACCCGCACGGCCCTACCTTGGGTTGTCATCCGATGATGAAACGGAGGTGGTATTCATCATCCGTGACTATCTATTGGAGCCGATCAAGGGTTGAACGCATGGAGCCCGGCAGACGCTCCGTAACACAAGTGATCTGTACCTAGGCTCGCATTTTGCTGCTAAGGGGCGTTAGAGCTGCGTTAGATTCCCTTAGAATGCGAAAACTCGAGCTGCCAGAGAAAGGGAGTGTCATGTGGAAAACCTTCTAAGCAAAATTGTTGGTCTGTCTAAAAAAGACGGAGCCAAATCTGTTCTTAAATTTGCTGACCTCGTATCCAAGCTGGGTCTCAGCCAGGCACCAGTTGGCAGTGCTGTATACGAGGTATCTAAAATCCTCGTAGAGGCTGCCCGTGACTATGTGCAGGGACGCAACGAAAAGCGGATCGTTGAATTTCACCAAACCTTGCTCTCTAGAGAGGGAGTTTCTGATCAGGATATGACTCATGCTGAGCTTAGCAC